TGAGAATTCAAAAGAAGACCTGCGAAATAAATTTCATGGGGGGGTGAAAGATGTTTCATGGGGGGGTGAAATAAATTGCATACATAATAAAACAATTAATAAAACAAGTAATAATATTAAAAAAACATACAAAAAAGAAAATGATGAAAACCATATCCCCGACACTAGGAAAATGGTCGAGACGAAATCAAAGATTTCTTGTGAGTTGTTAGGAAATTCCGAACAACTGGAAAAAGACTTTGGATCCACGTGGAGATACTTTTTCGATGAGTACAAGAAATCAGGAAAACCGGCTGGCAGTAAATCAGAAGCCAAAAACCTTTTTCTTAAAAACCTGAAGAAATATAAAATCGAAGAGATTAAACAATCGGTTCACAACTACGTTCAAGACTGCGCGATTAGAGGATATGGATTCAAACATTTAACAAGTTTCCTCTCTATAAGCAAAAACCACATCGAAGAATGGAAAAACGGATCTGAGAATCACCAGGCACTTTTAGAAATAAAATCAAAACCGGTTAATGTTGTTAAAAACGAACGAGGATTAGAAAGTAGTAAGGAAAAGCTAGATAGAAACGTGAAGGAGTATAACAACAAAACCTCCGCTATTTTTGACGAGGTTTTTAAAAATCAAGAAAGCGAAGATTTGAGGTTGAATTGATGTTCGAAAAAATAAAAGAAAAAAAATTCATTCGAGAATGCTCCAAAGTTTTAATGAAATATTACGATAAAGAACTTGATACGGGTCTAGGATTCGGCAAATTGCAATGGCTTAACATATACAGAGATCACTTAAATGAGAGCAAACTAACGTGTCTTTTTACATGCAGTAAAAATTATGAATATTTAGTCGTGATTAGCAAAGATTTAATGAAATCAAAAGATATAGAAAATTTTATATTTAAACATGAAATAAGAATTCATCTTGAAGATGAGGGTTTAAATGATCTCTAAAAAAGAAGAATTCTTGGAATTCACAAGTCGATTAAAAAGACTCTATTTTATCGAATTTGACGAAGAAACATCGCTTGATTTCGTGAAAGCTTCAGTTTTCTTTGAGAAAGAGGATTACGGATACTGCTTAAGAAAATTGGGTGAAGATCCCAAATTAAGAGACCGATTCAAAATCCCACCAGGAATTGTCTTGGGTCTTTGCCGCGAATCTAGGAATTTGAGAATCGGAGGCGGTGAAAGTAACTTAACAGTTGAAGAACTCGCAGGGAACGCGTGGATTAACGTTTTAAAAGCCCTAAATCGGTGTGGTGTTTATGAAATAATTTATTTTGACGACTCAAATACCCCTGCAGCGATAGAAGCAATCGGCGGCTGGGGACTACTTTCAAAAACTCCTTTAATTGATAAAAATGGAGAAGATAATTTTAAGTGGATCAAAAAAGATTTCATCAAAGAATATTGCGTTGTGTCAAAAATGAGAGTCGAGAAAAAGAATTACATAAATACAACCGATCCCCGTTTTAAATTAATGTACGAGCCTCGAATCATGTTCATTGGAATTCCAGAAAACAAAGAAATTGCTCAGCAAGTAAGATTAGAAATTAAAGAAGAGAAAGATTTTACTCGAAATATGGCGATTGCTTACACAGCAGACGGTGATAAGGATAAACTTAAGAAAGCTTTGGGGGTTAAAAATGAAGCATGAATTAATAATAAAAAGAGATGACGGATCAAAAGTTAAGATCGAAATAAAACTATTCGTTCATTTTATGCGAGATGATGGAGAGCCTGAATACAGAGTTTCTGTGTTTTCAAAAGATAAGGGTCGTAGAAAATGGGAATACAATCATACATTGTTAGATTGCCATGCTTTAGTCACTAAAGAAGATGTCTTAAAAGCGAAATTGGAATTATGGGAGAAAATTAAACCAAAAACGGGGAACTAAAAATGACTTTTGATTCACATGCTTGTGTTAAAAACACGAGTGAATAAATAAAATGGGTTAAAATAGATCATGAGTAAATATTTAGAATGGATAGATAAAAAATATCCCGACGCTAAAACATCTAAAAATCAATGTCACTTAGCTGTTAGAGAGATGTTAATATCATTTCCAGAACTAGAGATTCGAGTTGGATTTTGTAACGAGACTTTCCATTGCTGGCTAGTCAACGAGTCCACAAATACAATAATTGACCCGACACACCGACAATTTAACAAGCCTCTTAATTACTATGCTGTCGCAAATAGGTTTTTGGATAAAGACGAAGTGGAGCCTGCTACCGGGGCTATCTTTTTAAAAACGGCGTGGGACCCGGCTATATTATGAAAGTAGGCCACGCAATAATCGGAGAGATTAAGTATTAATTGTTACAAATAAGTGTTGACTGACTCAGCTTTCTTTGTAACGTATAAGGAATAAGCGAAATAAATTATTTTAAGAGGTTTAAAATGCCGTGCTACGATGGAAGGGGAGAGGAGTATCGAGAATCACAAAGGAAAGAACTTTTAAGATCCAAGGAAAAGAACAAAGATGATTACCGCTGTATGAAAGAGTTAAAAACTCAAAATGATTGGTTGGGTTCTGCTATATGCGCTCTAACCTCTGAGTTAGAAAGAAGGGGTATAGCGGACGATGTTATTGCAAAAGCTAGTAGGTCTGGCTTAATAAATATTATGGGATTCTGGTCTGCTCATAAAAATGATGACGTGACAAGACTTTCTAGAGAAATACACAAATACTCAAAAGACAAGCAAGCAGTAATGAAAAAAATACTGAATGAAAAAACAGTTTAATTATGGCTGAAAAAAAGAAAAGAAAAAGGCTGGTCCCCGGCAGAGCTGGTAAAGGATTGGTTTATATTAGCAGGCCGACAAAGCCGTTGAGAATCCCTCTTATTTACCACCCGAAGATTTTAAAATTGGTAAAATTAATGGATGGTCACGAGCTGGACAAAATAAAAATTGAAATCACTATAGAAGATTAAAGCGGGACATTTTTAGGCAGTCTTAAAGTCTAGCTTTATGGCGAAAAATAAGCAGCGGGGTTTCCTGTCCTACAAAAAACAGGTTTTAAAAACATGATAATTAGAGAGAGAAATGAAAACTATTAATATAGACGGGAAAAAATACATCGAAGAGTCATCAATCAATAATTCAATCGTTTTAACTAAAAAACAAATAGTCGTTTTGAACAGAGGTTGGATAATTGTTGGAGACGTCTTAGAGGTTGAAGATTCAAATAAAATACAGGTTAAAAATTGTAACGTAATACGGAGGTGGGGGACAGAAAAAGGTCTGGGGGAGTTAGCAGAAAAAGGGCCTTTGAGCGAAACGGTTTTAGACAAAAGCCCAGACGTTTCATTTGAAAAGCAAAACGTGATTTTATACATGAATTGTAACGAGGAAAGATGGATTTAAAAGAAGGTTGCCTACTAGACGTCTTTCTTAAGAAAGACGGAAACGGAGACGGAGACGGAGACGGGTACGGAGACGGAAACGGAGACGGAGACGGAAACGGAAACGGAGGAGGAGACGGAGGAGGAAACGGAGACGGAGACGGAGACGGGTACGGAGACGGAGACGGGTACGGGTACGGAGACGGAGACGGGTACGGAGGAGGAAACGGAGACGGAGACGGAGACGGAAACGGAAACGGAAACGGAGATTAAATTCAGGTAAAAGCTTTGTGTAGCATCATAAAGTCTCATCAAGAAGAATTAGGTAAGCATAAAACATCTTGTTAAACCTATAATTATTAGTTACATTACTTATTCACTTAATAAGTAAACTAAATTTATAACTAAAATGCCTAGACCACCAAAATTCAAGTCGGGCCCGACTTTTACCCATAAAATATTAAAGGGGACTGAAAAAAAAGTAGACAAAGTTTTGCATGAATACGACAAAATAAAAGCTAAAGATAAGAAGGCTAAACTGAAAATTGTAGTAATCCGAATGGATGAGGAGGATCTAGATGTCTAAACAAAAAGTTTGGCTAGGAATAGACCCTGGTAAAAGTGGAGGAGTTTCTTGGGTTAATGAAGATTGCTCAGAATATAATTGTTACTACACTCCTGAAAATATCTCTGGTATGGCAGAACTTTTAAAAGATCTCCATCTTGAGTACAACATAGTTCGGGTAACGATAGAGAAAATTGATTGCATCCCATTAATTAGTAAATCCTCAATGTCTGTCCTGTCTGAAAATTGCGGTCAATGGCAAATGGCGGCTGTAATGCTGGGTATACCTCTTTATCATGTTAAGCCCAAAAAATGGCAGAATGGTTATTTTGGGGTAAAAGACAAAGGTGTAAAAAGAGATACTAAGAAATTAAGCCGAGAACATGCTTCACAAATGTTCCCTAATCATTCTTTCAAAAAGAAGAAAGATGATGGGAAGTCGGATTCTATTTTGATCTGCAAATACGGAAAGGATAATTTCTAATGGCAAGACCAAAACAGTTAGCAGAATCACCCCCGAAAAAGAAGAAAGGAGTCTCAACTAGAGACTACAAAAACGCTAAGAGACAAGCCTTTATGATTTGGCTTGGAACCCCAGGTGTTACAACCAGGTCTTTAGCTGAGCAATTAAAACCCCACGGCTATGAAATCCATTATGCTACAATCTCAAAATGGATCAATGATGATGAATGGAATAGATGGTTTGAAAAGACTCTTGGGGATGCTACTAAGACTTTAAAAATTAAGGCGGTCAAACTTTACGACGATGCTATTAGTTTTTGTGATAGAGCATTAAAAATGAATCTTGATGAAGACGAGGTTAAATGTGCTGCAGCAAATACTAAAATAGTTTCAATGCTGTTCGAACATGCGGGGCTGATAAATCAAAAACCTTTCATGGAAATTCATAATAATAATCTTACTCAAATTAATAACAGTAATAATGTAACTCCTGAACTTATCGAATCAATGACAACCGTTCAAGTTAACGATTACTTGTTTTCTGGTAAAATCCCAGACGTGGCAATTAATGAAGATGAAGAGGATGAATTTTTAATTTCTGAAGATGATATAATTAAAATTAACCGATGAGTTTCTTTAAACAGGAAGACAAGCTTTTAACAGATATAAGACATTGGGAAATCAACGATATAAGTAACGGTATTAGGTGTACCCATGCTTCCGGTGGCTATAAATATTATTTTGAGTATGACGAGATTGACGCTATAAATGCATTTTCTGGCAAAACCCCTATGTCGGTCCTAGATTTACTCTACAAATTAATTAACGTGACTCCTCACACAAAAGGATTCTCTTATGGTTCTTTTAATATAATCTCAAATATTGACAGGATGCTATCTAAGCCCAAGGGTTTTATAATTCGGCCTAGACTTTTAGACGGGAATAACGATATTGATAACAAAATACAGAATTGCAAAGAAAGTTATGTCTCAGTTGAAACTCTAAGAGTAACAAATATGAGAGATTTCTTAAATATAATTACTTTACCTTATAAGTCAAATGATCAGTTACAACAAGTTCTGGAGCCTGAAGACTAAAGATTTCGATTTAACGGTTGAGCCGCATCACCCATCTTATCATTTAGATACTAACAAGACCCAATGTCAGATTTGTGATTTAAGTTTTGAATCTGTCCGTTCTGAATACAATAGAGTACATCCCAACGCACAATCTGACGGAAACTACATAGTAATGGAAATTATGGATCAAGAAAGTAATTTACCCGCAGTCCCTAGAACTAGTTTTGTTGAAAAGTTTAAAGAGAAAGCTTTGACGACTTCAGAAATGTTTGGGCTTGCTATTTCTAAGAGAGAAAAACAACTTGCAACCATTAAGAAGGACGTTGAAGAATCTTTGGCAATGTCTCCAAAAGGGTTCAACGGGAAACAAGTTCTTTATATGCCGGACGTTGGCTATACTAGAAGTTTCTCTATAATTGAATCTCTTAAAATGCTAGAAGATGAATTTGGAGAAAGAATAAGCAAAAGATATGACATCATTTCAGGCTCAGGTGGTTCATCAATAATCGCTATTTGTTTGTCTATTGGCATGTCAGTGTCAGAAATTAAAACTTTCTGGATTGAGAAGTGGATTAATGCATATAAAGTGGGGGCTAAAGATAGACTTTTTAGATCTCTAACTATTAAAAAAGTATATGGGTTCAGAGTGAAGAAGGCAAAATCTATATTAGAATCTTTCTTTGGGGAGAATATGACAATGTCCGATTTAGAGTCAGAAGTCCATTTATTAGCTATGTTCGGGCGTTACAAAGAAACACAGATTTATTCAAAACTAGAAACTCCAAACGTTAATATAATTGACGTGCTTATGGACACTGCAATTGATCCTACTCATTTCGATGCAAAAGAGACGGTCGAAGGTAAAGGAACCCCTCTAACAGTTAATGACTTAGAACTAAACATCCTTTTAAATAATAAGTCAGTTTTATTAACAAAGATGGAAGTCCCCTTTCTCCATTCGGATTATGGGAATCTTAATAATGCAACTGCCGCTGAATTAAGTAATCCGAATAAAGACGCTACAAATTTCATGAATAAAGTTAACACTGAAAGCTTTTCAAAGAATTTTTCTCCTAAACGTGTCAAGATTTTAACTAAAGAAATCCCTAGCGTAATACCGAGAAATAGCACGGATAAAAAATTAATAGAATTAGCTATTGAAGCAGGTAAAAACCCTACAATTTCAAGAAACTAATGAGTGTTCGAAAATCTGTTAAAGAAATATCAAAACCTAAACTTGTAAACAACGAACAGTCTTTTCTGAAATCTTACGAGAATAAAGCAAAGAAGTGGATAGTTAAGTTTCAAGGCGTGATTTACGTTGGGTTCAAAAAAGCTGTATCTACGTTACTACTGCTAGCAGTGTTTTCATGGTTCAATATCAATAATGCTAACTTCGTAAAAGGTATCGCATCATTAATCTCTGGAGACTTGTCTGGGTTATCATTGATATTAGATTGGGAAAGTAACGTAGAAACTTTGAAAGAAGCTTGGCAAGTAGGGTCTGGGACCGATTACTCATGGCTGCGATATAAAAAAGAATCAGGCAAAGATTTACACGTAAAGTTTACTTACATTGGGAAACGTACTTCCGTAATGAAAGACGTAGCAATTGTTGATGATATGGTTGAAGGATGCAAATATGAGTGCGAAACTATAGCTGCGCCAGTCACTGTGAAAGAAGCAAAAGAATTTTGTGAAGAAGCTTATGGGGCAAGGATTTTAAATAAATCTGAATATGAAAAAATAATCGGGTCAGTAAACCCTGTTATTGACCCAAAACTAAATAAAAGGATTCAAACACCAGAATGGACAAATAATGTAAACCCAAAAGACGGTGACGATTACTATGTTTATTTTAAAGGAGTTAAGAAACCAGAATCATTTTTAAGTGAGTCTTACGCTTTAGAAGGGGTTTACCTAGATGAAGACTCTGATTATAATTTCAATATCGGGTTTAGGTGTATAATAGAACTCCCTTACTAGTATGATTGGTTTCTTAAGAAGAGCACAAGTATGGTTCCATAATAAATTCAAAGACTTTATAAATACCAGGAATGCTATATTGCTTGTCATGATTAACTCCGCAATAATAGCTTCATATCAAGAAAACTGTATTGATACTGTAATTGATCTCAGGTCTATAGCTCAAATTATTTTTAATAGTTTAATTCTGATTGGTTTAATCGACGTAAGAATGATGAACTTCTTAAAGCTATTTGCGGCTGGGGCTATCACTCATATGGTTACATCTGAAGGTATCGGTCTTTATATGAGATATATTGGAGGCCTTGGGACTAGGTGTAAGTTACCTTTATATGTAGAAGGTGGCTTTAATGTTTTCGTAGCGCTATCTATCACATTCGGTGTTTACTATTGGATATTTTCTTCAAATGAAGCTAATGAAATTAACAAAGAAGAATACGACTTCCCTTAATAAATTATGATTGAATACATTTTTAAAACTTGGGTTTTTATCTGGTTAAAGCAAAATTACCAATTAATTGGCGCTTGTATCACCGCTATTGTATTTATGGTATTCATAGGCCAAAAAATACTTGGTAAGGATACGTTTGATAATAACGGCATGCTTGACCCCCAAGAAAAAATTAAAGTCTATTTTGCGGGGTTTTGCGGTGTGATTACAGCCGGTGTTATGGCTGCTTTGCTTATTTCTTATTACAAGTAACAGTTAGTCACAGTCGTCGTTAGATTTTAACATCTTACATTTAAACTTCTGATAAGTGCTCATCTTCTTCTCTGGTTCCGATTCTGAGGAAGAGCATGAGACAAAAAAAAAGCAAGAAACACTCGCGAGTAAAATTCCAAATATTTTAAACATATTAACCTATTAAGTAAGTGATTATATAGTCGAGAAAGTCCATTGGCGTTGTCCCTGGCATATATTCGTTCCACAAGTAAAACAACACTGAGAAGATCACAAACATTTTTGTTGTGCTGAATATTAATCTAATCATTAAAACCCTATCCCAGCGTTTAAGCCGTACGAACTAGACCCTAGATTCCTTTCTCCGCTAATTCCTTGTATAGTTGTTGTACTAATACCTACAAAAGTATTTTCGTCCCCGAAGATATAATTTGCTGAAAACTGAACGACTTCAGTTGATCCTTCCTCGTCGAAGTTATAACGATCGTCTGAAGCCCCTGAAGCGTCTATTTTAGATCTACCTATACCCAAGCCTGCCCTTACAACGAAATCTTCAAGCAAATACACCCTAAGATTCAATAAAGCGATTAAATGTTCTTGTTTCATTTCAGAATCACCCGATAGCCCAGAATAAAACAATTCTGTCCTTTGTGCTTTGAAAGAGATAAAAGGATTAAAAGCAAACTCGTAAGCGATCGACTTATTGTTTGTGTCTGAAGATTTATGAAACCCCTCTTGATGAGGCGCGCTATAAACTTCGTAAGCATAGTAAATAAAATGCTTTTTATAGTCTGAGTACCCTTGGTTTTTAGACTTGTCCCCAGCATCTTGCTTCCTTAGATGACCACCGTCAGGGTTTCTAGTCCCACCTGACCCCTCAATGCCGAAATAGTTGTTATTAATTTGCCCTGAAGACCTATCTCTCTTCTTGGATTTATCACAAGTTGTGCCTCTCCCAACTACACACCAAGCGAAAGCATCCGAAGACATAAAGAAACAGATTATTAATAATAATATATATCTCATTTTTTAACCTAAAAATTATAACTGATTTGATTTTTATATATAACTTGCTTTCTTTATTTTTGTCTATCCTCTTACGCCTAACATTTCTGCTTCTGGTTGGGCCTACCTCTTTGCCTTTCGCTTCTATTATCACTCTTATTTTTTTATCCTTCGCCCTGAGCCTGAAGGTAAATCTATCTTGATCTCTTCTTGCTTCTTAGGCATAAAATTCTTTTTTATATACTCAATAAATTGTTTGCCCGCAGATTCCTCTCCTCTATTTAAAACTGAGGGCAGGCGACTTAAATGGGCGGCGATGCCTTTGAAATTAGCGGGCTCTATTTTAGCCCCGGTGGCTAGGAACCTAATGAACTTAGGGTTTGTTAAAAAAACTTTTGTCACTGCAGGAGGCAAAGCTAGCTTTGCGGCAGCCTGAGCAAATCCCCCTATTGTTGGGTTCGTGTAAACTGTCTGGCCGAAAACTCCCCCCATAATCATATTACCTAGAAAATTTGAGTTCGCCGTATTGCTAAAATTTTGCATTGAATTCGCGTCTTTTATAGAACGTTGGACCACCAGTAAATTGTCCAATTCTTTTCTCACAGGATCACTAATCCCTGTAAATAGTTCTTTTTTAGCTTCCCCGGAAAGGTTGCCCCAGTTTTTAGTGAAGTTTTTTATAGAGAACTGAAACCCGTCTCTACCTACTTCAGCCCCTGTCGCTTGCCCCATATCCCTTAGCTTTGTGGCTACGATATCTTTCCATATATCTGTTGGGATTGACTTCCTAGCGGCTCTGATCTTTGTAGTCCCATTTTTAGCCTTGGAGAAAAGTAAGCCAAAAGCGTCTTCAACTTCATCTGAGCTTGCGATCTTATTCATCATAGCCTGCCTTTTTGATTTAGCCGCATAGAATTGGTTTGCCCTAGAATATTTATTGAAAGCGTTATTAATTATAGCATGTTTTTCCATGTCATCACTAAGAGAAGCGTATAACTTTGAAAGAGTCTTCTTTGTCGCTGAAGTATCTACAAAAGAGTTATCTAGCTTGTCACCTATCGATGATCTTAACTGTTTTATTTGGCCCCATGTAAGCTTACCCTCGCTTTTTGATAGAGCTCCAATCCATTTTTTAAAATCACTGTTTACTAAAGTCTCACCTATTTCAGACGCGCTAATTGCGGACCCCTCGGCGAATTCTTTTAATGGCGCTTCTAGGGCCTTTTTAAAACTACTTGCCTCAACAACTGAGTTGTTTTTAATCGGTATCTCTTCATATAGCTTAGAAGCTTTGGCGGAGGTTTTGTCGATAAACCCGTTAAAGCCTTTAGCTATTTCTCTACCAGCCGCTTCTTTATTAGGAAAGATCTTGCCAACATTCCTGGTAGTCCTTTGGAATGATAAATCTAAGCCATCGATAGTTTTCTCTAAGGACTTTCTCATCATGCTTGATGATAAAGGAAGGTTTGAAGAGACGTCAGATAAACCAGATAAAGGTCTACTACCTGTAATAGCCCCGCCTGCTCCCTCTATAGGGATGCCTAATTCATCAAACGCTTTTAATGTATTGTCCGCGAACTCTGTGTTTTTGGTTAAAACCTTCCTAGTCCCGCCTTTTAATATTTTACCAAGACCTGCTCCAGCCCCCATAAAAGCCGCTTCAGTCAACCCTTCAACACCGGCATCAATAGCTTTTTGGGTAGTTGTTCGAGTGTCTTCTTGCCCGAAAAACTTAAGGGCTTGGTCATATAATTGACCGCTGATTAGGGATGCGCCTATACCTATCGGTATCGCAAAAGGCCCCGTTGGGCTAGAAAGCGCACCCGTTGCATAACCGCTTATCATCTGAGTTGCCGCTCTTCCATATTCTGCCGCGTCCCCTAAATCCATCCCATCGGGATTGAAAACTGTTTTCTTTCCTGTTTCAGGATTAGTGAATAAGTAGTTTATACTACCATCGTTCTCTTGATACGGGGTAGCGTCTGGGTGGAGTTTTAATAATGTTTTTAGCTTACTTTCTGTGTTTGGTGCATTCCCTACTAAAGTTCTTTCGCTTAAAGGCGCTCCGGACTCAAAGTCTATATTTTCATCATTGTAATCAAGTACGTCATCTTCCGTTTGCATTGCGACGTCTTTTAACTTCATCTCCGGCAAATTTAATGACTCCACCCTTTTCTTTGGGGTAGTTATAAACTTATCTACTTCATTCAAAAGGTTGTCGGGCTCATTATTAGCCGGTATGTTTATAGGCTCTGCTTGAACTTCTTCGCCTGATATTTCAGGGTCATCAAGAATATCTAATATGTCTCTTTCATCAGCCATTATTTACCGTATTTTTTCCTAATTGCTGCTTCTATCATTTCTCTGGTAATAACTTTCCCGGATCTGCTTTTTGACCCGATTAGTGATAAGTTTTTATTTATTTCTGCCCTCTGCGATTTTGGGTAATTTTTTATATTGAAATTATTATCCCCCCTAACAAAAGAGTTATCTACTCTTCCTAGATCCATTATAACATCAATAGGAACCCCTATAGACTTAGCAGATTTCCTGTACCCATTCATCCTTCTGTCATATTCAGCTTCAGAAGATAATGTTAATTTTTTTGCAGTCTTAAGGAAATCAGCTCTTTGAGTTTTAGAAAGAGAACCACCCCCCATAAGCCGATTGTAGATATTACCGTATTTATCAAAAGCCCCCCCAGCGTTTTTAGCTGTAGCTTGTTCCCCTTGCATAACTGTTGACCCAGGATCGTTAATTTTCATTAATTGATATACCAATGAGACGTCACCCCCAGGAGTCCCTTTGCTTGGGTTCCCAGCTATGATTGCTTTCATTTTATCAAAGTTATCTTTAACTATCCCATGCCTTCTTATTAATGGGTCTGTTTTAATTTGCGTCATAAAAGATATAGCATCAGTCCTTCCTTTTTTAACTGAAGAGATTATCTTGTCTGCTATTTTTTCACTTTGTCCTTCGTAAAGTAAGCCCAATCCTTTTAAATTAGCAGAAACCTCAAGAGCTTCTACATCCTTTTGGCTCAATCCTTTTTTATCTGCTACTATCTTGCCGATAGCTAACCTTTCAGACCCCCGTTGCTTCTCCCTTAAAAATGCTGCTTGCTGCTGAGTCCTGTCAGCTTCACCTTGCATCTTATCAACCCTAGATTTTTGCAAAGAAAACGCATCTGGTGAAAGACCTGGCTGATTCAACAACTGTCTACCTTGAACCAACTGGTTTTGCTGGTTGTTCATGAAATTCTGTAAAGCCCCGCCACTCTGGGTATCCAAAGATCTACTGCCTGGTTGGGCAACGTTTAGCGCTGAACCTCGGCCTTGCACATCCATAGCACGAGCTTGTTGAACTTGGCCTTCTGTAGGTACTGGTACTGGTGCAGATGTTTCATTTATACCTTGTTGATTTGGGAAAACCATTTCTGGCACTCCCTGCGTAGATTGAAAAGCTTGCTCAAACGCTGGCTGAGATCCATCTGGTAATGGAGCTAATGGAACTTGTGGCTCATCCTTAAACGGGATAAACGGTTTAGGCTGCCCTTGCTCATTCGCTACCTGCTGTGGATCTGTAGACACTGGCTGAAATGCAGTATCAAAATCTTGCTGCATTTGCTGTTGCCCTTGGCCTGCTTGCTGTAGCTCTAATGCTGCGTTTTGTTGTCGCTCTTCTGGTGTTTCTTGATTCGCTTGTGCTAACGCCACCCCTACATTTGCTGCTTGACCTTGGCTTACTCTACCCCCTGCTATCTTAGAACCTATTGCTGATCCTGCTGCTGCTCCCGCTGGTCCAAATTTAGATCCTATAATACCTCCGATCAAAGCTCCTGTAGAAGCCTTGTCTTGTCTATCAGATTCTCTTTGTTGAAGTAGCCTGTTTGTTTGTAAAGAGTTAGCTTGTCCTAACTGACCAAATGCTGATTGTAACCTTCCGGTATTTACTGGTCTTGGCATTAGAAAAGCCCCCCGAACATGCTACCTAATAACCCTTTTTCTTCTGGTGGAGGCATTTTACCTGCGTTAATAGCAGCTTGTTGTGAAACTTGTAATGATGGAATTGCTAGCAAGTTTTCAAGCCCTGCTGTTCTAGCATTTAATTCCATATCTTTAGCTGCTGCTGATTGCCCAAATGCGCCTAGAGAACTTTGCAATGCTTGATCTTGCCTTCCCATCTGTTGCATCCCTAATTGAGAATTAAGAGAGTTTCTTTGCAGATTAAGCCTACGGTCTACTCCACCTAACTGGTCTATGCTTGTTGATGAATTGCCAAGACCCATCCTTTGTAAGTTTGAAGCTGCATTCTGACGTTCACCCGTAGCTCCTTCTTCGAATACGTTGAATTGAGACTCACGGAATTTATCAAACGCTGGATCATAGCCTTCTATACCGCGACCTCTATTTTCTAATAACTGGGCTATACCACCCATCTTATCTGACCCAAAATTTGCGTTGAAGAATTGGGGGTTTATTTCTGCTAGTTTGGCTTTAAAAGCTGCTAGGTCTAATTCGTCTCCACCACCACCACCACCACCACCACCACCATCATCGAATGATGCAGCCGCTTCCACAACTCTAGAAGTATCGATTGAACCTCCTCCAAACATTCCCATTATAATCTCTCTTTAATTGTAAACGATTGCTGGTCGCTAGTAATTGGTGTTTCTATGTTGTTTGTAGCGGGATTGTAATAAATTGTTCTGTTAGTTGAATGAACCGAGCCCACCACTTTAAACCCATTAACGTAATTTGTAATATTTGTTACTGTGTCAAAACTTAAAGGAATTATTAAGTTATCCATTGCAGATTGAGTGTCTCCGAAATCATAAAGTACGACCTCTTTCATCTCCAAGTTCCCATTACCGTCAGTCGTTGAATCTTTACCGTTAATAAGTATAATGGCTTTGCCTATATTGACTCTCAAATTACTATATTCTGCATAGTCAGAGGATACGGTGTCCCCATAAGCAAGCACATACTCTTTATATCCTGCTGCTTTAGTCCATGCAATTTCCTGAATACTTCCACCAGTTAATGTGTCGTCTATTTTTTTTGCTAAACAACAATTAATTCTTTCCAGAGTAAAATCAGGGTAACTTTCTGGAAGGTCGCTACGTTTTGGTTTTAGGTAGAAAATAGAAGCAATGTTGAAATTTTGATGCGTATAATTATTTTGGTAAAAGAATGAGAACCCGCCCTCTTTCTTATCAACCAGCATAGACTCGTTTGATATAGTCCTGTTGTTTGAGCTTTCACTGTACAATACTGATTTATCCCACCCTTGGCGCAAACTTCCATCAGACATGTATATTGTATCTCCTTCTAATGATATCACTGACTCAGAGCTTACTTTATCTACTTTTATTTGGTAGTCTTCTCCTACTTTGCGGATAGTAGCCATCTCTTTACTAGACGTGCCTGACATTAAGAAAGAAGAGAAATCGCCACTTGAATAAGAATCTACAACATCCCCGTCGAATGAATAAACTCCTTCTTCTTCTCCAAAACAATCTGATTTTGGGCCGCATGACCCATTCGTCTTAAAAGATGGTATTCTAGAAAAATCATTGATTAAATCATAAACATAAAGTTCTTTTTCGCTTTCTCCGTTGATGCCGATAAAAATTAATGCCCCGTCTTTATAAAAAGAGGCTCTCGCAGACTTAACTGCATCCTGTTTTATGACTAAACATTTATAATTATCACCGCTTTCGAAAATCAATATACAAGTCACATCTCCTTCCACTCTACTAATCAAAGAATTGCTAGAATTAGCTGAAACGGTAAATTCTCCAGTATATATTTTCTTGTCGCCACTAGAATCAATGTCGGTCAAAAAACCAGTACTAAATGGATTAAACAGAGGTATTAATTGGTCATTTGTATTTAAAGCGTAAACAAAACCAGAAGAGCTATCAGATGATACTGAGTTTACAGTTAGGGTGTTAATGCTAGAACTTTCAGTGCTAGTCTTAACTAAATATTTCGCAGCCCCTAAATTTGAATTTATAGATATTTCTTGAGCTAGAAGGCTTACTTTGCTTGCTGATTCTTCTTCACCAGAACCGCTTGAAATACCCTCCGTGTTCGAGTCCTCCGCACATGAAAATAAAAATACCGCTGAAGCAAAAAGGATGACTAGACTTTTCATATTTACCTAAAATCTACGACCTCACTATCCCCATTAGGATCTTCTGGAAATGTTATGAGATCTTCGTTTATTTCTATGTTTTCGTATTGAGCATGAAACACTATGACAGATTCAATCCAATTCTTCCAAGCGGTATCTTGTTGATGTCCTACAGAAAGTCCTGGGATATAACTATAGCCTGCTATGATTTCTTTTTGTTTTTCTTTTATTTTAGAATATCTAAATTGCGACTTGTACGGCTCTTTGTGGTTGTCATCTGCATTTAATGAAACTACGTCCATTTCTGTAAATGAAGCGTCATTAGTCCCGACTAAACACCCAACACACTTACCGTTTTCTTCAAATTTTAATTTCGCTTTCATAACAAACTATTTTATAATTTTATTTTGTGTCATAGTAATAATTTAAACCCGCTTACCCCTGCTGAGACAGATCCACCGCCATCGTTAGCTATATAAACGACCTGTTCTTCTATTATTTCGCAAAAATAAGGGAAAACATTTGAACCCCCTGCAGACCTAAAGCCAGATCCACCAGGCTGAATATAGCTCGTGGTAGGTGCCAACGTATTTACTGGTGAAATCCATCCATACCCGCTCGTAGTCTTATAAAACCAACCCGATATTCCTATTATTTTTTTGGGAACCAGAGAAGAAATATCCACTGATAGCCAAGTAAGAGTGGAAGTTACCGAGCCAATATTAAAAGCTGATCCTGGGCCATTTTCAATACCAACTAAATCATTAATTTGATGAAATAATAATAGATCTGAGCTATTGTCGTTCCTAATTACTCCGACCCGCCTATAATAAGTTGACCCACTAGGCTTATCTCCGGCAGCTATATCAGACCAATCATCGTTTGTTGATAAAACAGCACCTAAAGTACCTGCTCCGTTTGAATAGATAAAAACATAATACCATTTATTAGCTTGCTCGCTTGCTGACCCTTCTGCTGTAGCGTCCTCCGCTCTTTCTCCACCTGAGTCAAGACCTGTAGCTAAATCATAAACTGCCGCTGTAGTTTGACTTTCTACACAAGCTAGCCCAGCGTCTGAGTATAGAGTTAAGTATTCAAAAGAAACATCTATCTGATAGGTAGGATTTGTTGCGTTGTTTATAATTTTAAGGTTTAGATCTCTCCCCAAACTTAAATAGCCTTTTGCTCCCGCAGGAGAGAAAGTCGGGTTTGTATATGTTTTATTTGTAAGCGTCGCAGTTGCGGTATTACTTGTTATGACTTCCGAGGTGGCTGCCCCGTCGTTATAAAATTCCATCGTAGATGGAGTATTATTTGTATTGTTGAATACCTTACCTTGAGATTTTAAAGTAGGGGCTGTAGTCCCTGAATAATTGTTATCTTGCTCTTGAACAATATCATGGAGTAAATTGACTGCATTTTGTGTCGCAGTTCTAGTAGTGTTGTGTTCCGTAGCATCTACGGTGTCTTGTAGATTTACAAGTGTAGCTCTGTCCGCTAAATCAGCAATTGATGAAATTGAATCGGGCATAATTTATATCTCACTATTTAAAACCATGTAATCAATATTTATTGATCTAAATGAAAAAGTTTCGTTTAATTTGGAATTAGCGAGTTTCATACTGAAAGTCTCACCTTTTAAGTTTATCCTATCTTTCCCTTTCGCTATAAAATCCGTTGCATATGTTTGCGCCCCGTATAAGAAAGTACCGTATACGCTAGTTATATCAGGGGACGAATAGCTTACTGTTGAAACTTTACCGTACTTAAAATTACCATAAAGGTCGCTGCCGTAAGTAGTGAAAACCTCGCCTGTAACCACGTTGTCGAAATTATATGTCACATCGACGTTGTAGTTTGAGATAAACCTACCCCTAAGTTTCATTATTTTAAAAAGCTTCCTAGTTGATGGTAGCCCAGCCCTAAAATCTAAGGTTTCGTATACTGCGTTTATAGGGATAGATGACATGTCGTTTTTACCATTTAGGAATGTGTAAAGTTCCCCATCTAAAGTAACACCCACTACGTTATTATTCCTAAACACCATTGAAGAATAGAAGTCATTTGTAGATGGACTATTAATACCCCAATTTGAAAGCCTCAACCTCCTCTCGTATGAGTCTTGTGGTTCCCCTTGTTTAGGTTCCCCCAAGACCATATCTATCATGAAAGCATCTTTGTTTGTACTGGATGAACTCGAAGGCACAAAGAAATAAACTTGTTCTTTCATCCTATTGTAAAAAGCGAATGAAACATTTCCTGCCGATGATATGTTGAATTTCTCAATATCGCTAGCCCCGTTAAATTTGTTGAACCTTCTTCCTATATCAATATATATATTCCTATTTATTGCTACTATCCTTCTATCATTCGTTAGCATCATCAACCATGCTTTTGTAGCTATAATTGATGCACTGTTTATTGGTACTGGGCCACCTTTTATCGTTTGTATTTGTTGAGATAAATCATTTGTTATTTGTGGCCCCTGGTCTGTAAATATGTATAAAGTTTCTTGTATTGAATCTTGGTAATCTGGTGTGAATGTATTTAACGATATTATCCTGCCAGAAGCTCTATAAAAACCAGCGGTGGACTTTTTCCATATACCGTCTGTCGCTATAGGAATATTAGAATAATTAACTACAGTGTTGCCGTCTGAGTATATTAACCTATCTTGGAAAGAGGACAATAAGTAATACCCATTGCTCCAAGTACCATCTATGGTGTTAGTGCCTGAACCATAAGGATCTTCATAAACATTACCAGCAACCATTTCTGGATCAAGGTCAGCTCCGTTTTTGTATACTTGTATTTTGTTAGCTGCATCAAGACCTATGAAAAGGTGCCCATCCACTACCGCAAAACTACATTTACTCACTGAATCTGCATGAGAGTAAGCAGAACTCGCGCTATCGTTTACTTGTGCGAAACTTCCAGATTGATCCACATAGATGCTAAGGTCTGTCACTATAACCGCAATACTTTGGCCTATCGCTGACATGTATTGAATAGCGTTTATAACAACCTCCCCTGTAGCAAATAAACTTGCAGCTGTAGACTCTAAAGTACTTCCGGCTCTTTTTAGTATACCATTTTTATCAAAATCTATGTTTTCACAACGAACGCACTCCACTGGTGCTTTCTGCAACCACCCTACATTTTGTGTGAACTGGTGGCTCCTGCCTAGTAACTTTTCTGATTCATCATTTACGTTTAAACCTCCGAATTGCTCAACTTGAAAAGTAAGCATTATGCAGCCTCTTTTGCTTTTGGGTCGATTTCGTCTGGAGTTATTTCTCGGCCTACATATCTTGTGACTATTGAAGCTGCTTTTTGTATTAGGGACGCAGCTTCTTTTTCTGCCCCATCTGTAAAAAGTAATTCAGAGGCGATAAGGTATTCCAAAGCGTCGTCTAAAATAGAACTGTAAAATATAGTTGTTGAATCACCGCTTGAAAACTCAGTGGGCTCAATTACCCCTGTTATCCTTACCGTCGATACCGCTATAGGCGTGGGAGCAAAGTATATAGTGTATTGATCTCCTATTGACTGTAACTTATAGACGGAAGGAAACGCATCTGTTTTTTTTGCAAAATAGTTCCAATCTAAATGTGATTCAACCTTTGGGACAATATCATATTCCCCAGAAGTATTCGACATTTCTGTAACTACGTTGTTGGTAAATTTTGGTGTTGATGGGAAATTATAACTACTTGTCCCGATCACTGTAGAAATAGATGAATCTATTCTTGTTAACTCTGGCCATTGCTCCAAATTGCATAGCTTACGGTAAACCCTATTAGCCGTACTTAAACCCTGAACTTTAGGGTTGTTATCGTTTGTTAAAATGTAAGTGGAATCTGAGGCATAGATCCTTACTTGACCCTGCAAATCTGAAAGAGATTTCATTAATAAGCCATAGGTTGTGGAGCCCAGTTTAAATCAGTCATCCTATTTTTATTAAAATCTATGTAAAGCGATTTTAATTCATTATCTGCTTCTTCTCTTAATGCTGCTGACTTATTCAAATCCTGCTGTGTAGCATCTCCTTTTTGCTTTAAGTAAATACTTGCTGCTTTTATTGCTAACGCTTCGTCATAGTTCTCTGGTGTAATTGGTATCACCCCTTTATCTAAATCAATAATCTTAGCTACCCCATCAAACCTGATAGTATAAACCTTGTCTGGCCTAGGGGTTAAGCTGAAATTATATGTGGTGTCACCTGTTAATTTGTAAAGAATTGGCGAGTCGTAATATGCAGAAGTTATAACGCCAGTGTCGGTTGACGGCCTATTTTGTTCAAATATTTGACCACCTACTTCTTGCATTTCATAATACACCTCAGAAGCAGATTCTTTAATATAAGCTCTATCAGGGGTGGAAGACCTAAAAGAACTAAAATCTACTAAATATTCACCTTGCCCTATTACCGTTGATAACAACCCAACTTCAGAAATCTTTTGGTTCCACAAGGAAGTCTTTTTAAGAACTCCTCTATAGCTTTGATTTATCTCACTATAACGAGCGTGATTGTGAGCCCCCGAATAGTATCTAAAAGAATCTAAAATTGACTCGTCTCTCATTTATCTTTCTCAAATAAGTCTTCGATTAGAAGCACGATTTGTTGCCTTTTTATGTCAATATTTTTAACGAACTTAGGGACATTTTTCTTATACTCAGGAAGTGCAATATTTACAATATTATAAGAGTTAATCACTTTCCCCAATTTATGGACGAATTCATCACACTCTTCTCTAGTCTGAGCTTTAAAAGGCTTATCAAGTGCGTCAAATACGGATTTATGAACTTTGTACTTCGCTTCAAAGTCTTCTGGCTTTTCGTAGAGCTCTTTACCTGATTCCCTCCTGACAGTGTCTTTCTGCTCTTTTGTCTGGCCTCTAATCCTCCTCTCTTTAAATGCTTTAGTCTTTTCTATCATAGCTAAAGTCCATGGCATTTCTTGTGTCGCCTCTTCTTCGCTAGAAGCTACTTCAGCTGTATTCTCTGCAAAATAGATAGGAGGATAGGGGATGATCAATTTCTTGTATTCGTCAAGACTGAATCCGTCTTCACTGCATGTTTCTTTATATTCTTTTGCTGCAATTTCACAAAGCCCGAAAATCTCTTTCGGGAATGTTACTGAATGGTTCCTTGTTACTGAGAATAATCGTACACTCATGTTTTTGTCCTAAAAATGTTTAAATAAGGGGTAGGAACCCTATCTCAATTAAGAGATAGAAGATCCTCGTGCGCCTTTGTCTGCGTTTTTAATTCTAGCGTGAGTTTTTTCGTCACCCCAGTTTAGTCCAACTTGGCCATAAATATAAGAAGCCTTGTCTGTCGCATCTTTATCTTGTGAATTATCCACAACGTGCAAATCATCCATGATCCCTTTATTGGAAAAATGTTGATATTTGACTTGGTTCATATCTACTACAACCCCATCATAAGGTCTAGTCTCAGATAATGATCTGTCTTCTACAATCCTGATCGTCCCAGCTTGAGAAGTATAGTTCCTGATTTGAAAACCAAAACCTGCTTTGGCAGCCAATTTATCTTCAGCAATTTCAACATATCCGTCTGCTGCTTGGTTGATTGATTGAATCAAACCGTCACCAGCCATCAATACTTTATTTTTAGAGCCCCATCTAAAAGCTTCTCTTGCTAAGAAAGAATCAAAATCATTCTTATGTAGAATCCCAGAAAAATCTTTTTCGTATGTTGTAGGCGTATGATATATACCTTGCATTGTACGTATAAAATCTGAACCGTCGGCTACTTTAGACTTTTGTCCAAACATAAATTGCCGCTGGATAGCTATTTTAGCTTCTCTTTTAGCGTTTTTATATTCAGCATCCCATTCATTACGATTAACAAAATACTCTTCTTTCATCGACTCTCGACCTACATTGATCTCATATCTAAAAGCTTGAGTGTACTGTTTTACTTGTACGAGCCCTTGGGATCTATAAGTTTGCGCCCCAGATCTTTGTGGGTTGACTGCTGTTGCTAACCTATAAAGATTGTCACCTGAATTAATAACTGCTGCTGCTGTTCCAGATTCACCGTTTAATGCCCCAATTCCTCTAATAACGCCTACTTGGCCACCTGAAGAATCAACGGAGGTAACTCTGAATTGCTCGTCAGTTCTATCTACAAACCAAACGTCACCAACAATAAAATAATCTACGTTAGTCACGGGGATCATACTTGCTGCTGCCGTGGCACCTGCTGAAGCAGTATCAGAATTAGGAAGGTAACTTTCAATCCCCCAACTTGGCTCCGGTACTTTAACTTGTTCTTTCTCAAGCAAGCTAACTAAAGCTAGGAAACCTGCTGATTCAGGATCGTCGTCAGTGAAAATAATCTCTGAAAGGATACCTGGATCTCTAAATAAAGGATTTGTTGCCCCTCTTCTACCTGTTGTAATTGCCATCTAAAAAACTCCTATTTTGTTTTACCAGTCAAGGTTCCTACGGACGCCTGCTCTTGATCTTTCTTGCGCTTGAGCCATTGCTGATTTAGCAGGGCTTCCACCTCGATTAGAGAAATTAGAACCGTTATTGCCTACTGGTGGTACGTTTGGTTTTGATCTTTCTTTGTATTTTTTTTCCCTCAGTTCGCCTTTAACAAACAAATAAGCCTCTTTTATGTTAGAGGAATCAATGCCCTCAGCCATCATTCTTTTTTCCATCCCGTTCTTATCAGAATTGTAAAAATCGAATATCTCTTCCGAGTCAGACTTACTCTCCATAAACTTTTGCTGAGCTATTTGTTTTTGTGTCTGCTGCTGGCTTTGCTGTTCGTACTGTTCATTTTGCTGTTTACGGTCTTGCTTTATTGCATCCTGGACAAACTTTTGGATGTCTTCAGCGTTAAGGTCTCTTGCATAGCCGTCGTCATCCTTAAGATCTAATAGATCCATAGGTTTCTCTTGCTGTTGATTGCCTTGGTTTTTAAGCATCTCAATGGTCTGCTTTACTTGCCCTTGAAGCTCTGCAATCTGTATATCTTTTTTAGATTGCATTTCCCTGAAGTTCTGCGTGAACTCCTCCTTCATTTTACCAATTTCGGCTTTAGAGTCAAAACTCTCTTCTTCGATAGAACCTTCTTGCCCACCATCTTCAGACCCAGCGCGTTCGTCCTGATATTCGTCAGGGACACTTCCGTTGTCTTCTTGTTGATAATCTTGACTTTCTAGTTCTTGTTCGTTTTCCATATTTTTCTCCTATTTGTAAAAATCCTAAATCCATTGGGTATCAGGGTATCTTACTTGTTAATGTTAACTGCCTTATCGATGTCTCTGTTTTGTTTTTCAAATTCAAACTCTACAGCCATCCGTTCTTTATCAGCTTGTAAATCCTCACTGATTTTAGCTTTCATCAAAGATAAATCCGTCTCCAACTTAGTAAGTTGTTTCTGGGTATCAACTTGGATTTTGCTCATCGTATCAGTCATTACGTTCGCTTGATGCGTGCTTTGCTGATTCAAATGTAAAAGTTCTATTTTTCTTTCTTCTAATTGTAACTGCAATTCCATTTGCTCTTTTTGCATTTGTCTTTGCTGTTCAATCTGTTTTTGCTCAATTTGTTCTTTTTGCTTTCTTTCTTCTTCCGTATAACTGAAATCACCTTCAACCCCAGTAAACGAGTTGTTGGCAATGAATTTAGCAATCTTTGCGAAATTGACTTGCTCTGAAGCTTCCTTATATATCTCTGGGGACATCCCTAAAGATTGGATCATTTCCTTAGCTTCTTGCGTGTTAATTCGTTTATTTATCTGATCTTCAAAACCGGAAGTAGCTTTCATCGACCCATCGACAAGCATGTCATCAGGGGAAACACTCCTGATTTTTAGACCGTCGCCTAGGTTTCTCCAACCTGTTTTAATACGCTTATATTTATTTTCGCCTGTTATTTGGATGATCTTTTCATCTCCAAAAAACTGGGGGTCTTTAAAATAAGTTAATAATGCTTCTGATACTTCCTCTATTAGCGCAGCTATTTGTAAAAGTACAGGTCTCATAGTCCCCGTCGCTCTTGACAAAGTTTGCGTGTACTGAGTCGCAGTAACTTGACGATCCATAGCATTGCCAGCCATTGCATCGTTAACCCCAGTAACTTCCTTGGATTGCCCTAGATAAAACTGTAAATCTTGCCACAATGTTTCTGTAGATGTGCTTACCCCTAATTTAGCAATATCACTTGCTATGTTGTAGTTCGGGTTATTTGCTTTTTGTTCTCTGATATACTCTTTATCAAATCTGGCAAATTTTTGCCTGTCAGTTAAATCTTTTTGAGTAGTAGCATTGAATAATGCTTCATTCACCCACATCGGGTCATGAACATGCTTCCTAATATCAGCAAGCCGAATATTAAGCATCGTATTGATCACTTTTTGCGTAGGTTCGATTTCTTGAACCAAGCCTTCCCCATCAACTTCTAACTCATGTGGATCATAACTTTTGGCGAAATAAGGGTGGTTTTTGTAAGGATATGGGTTGGGCCCATAGCGAAGCAAGAACCCATTGATACCTCCGACCATTACACCATAAACGTCACTTAACCCGTTTTTAGGTGACTGCCAGTAATCTATCATTTCCACATTCTCATCTTCGAGTAATGTTGTGTTTGATGATTTAATAGTGTTTAAAACTCTGTCTGAAACTGAAGCTTGCCCACTGCTATTGTTATTGTAAATAGGCTGCCCTAAGACGTCGTCTATGGTTTTTGTCGGTGGTAATTTATAGAACCCCTGACGTATTCTTTTTAAGACTTCTCTTTTTGGTAGACCATATCTCTCCATTACCCATGCAGCGTTTTTAATATCACTCTTTGCATGTGGATCGATATATAAAGTAGACCTATCGATATTTTCTAAAATAAAATTAGCTCCTGAGGCTTCTGATCTGTATGTAAGTTTTAAAATACCCATTGTGTATTTTAAAAAGCTCTTTACAAACTGGGGCAGAACATCTTCTTTAAATTTCAATTGATCGTTCAACGTGTAATCGACCAAAGCTTCTGCTAATTTAGCCCGTTGCATTTCTTCTTCTGCCGCCTCGATTGAGGAAACAATAGGGTTGAAAGAAACTAGAGGACGGAGGTCGCTAACAATTGATAGTATATGACTGTAAACAACTCTTACTTGTTCCTTAGTCTTCCTTAGGAATATTTGACCTTCCTCCTCTTCCTTCTTTTGCGTTTCTTCAGAATACCATTCTCCTTTGTATTGGCACTCCCATTTAGTCATTAATTGGGAAATCTCAGCTGTTTTTTCTTCAGCCGAGATAAACCTATCAAACAAAGCATCTTCAACCGCTCTTAGCTCTTCGTCATCCATCCTAGGCGTTAAATTGCCAGTAGATAGAACTTCTTCATCTATAGATGGTTCATCGTCCCTCTCTTTCTCAAAAGGAACGTCAGAATACAACCTCTCTATTTTTCTTGCTCGGTGCGGTTTACGATTATGCCTTGCCATCAATTTTCACTAAACCTCTAAAAGTGTAACTTCAACTTCGAAAGAAGCAGCCGCACTAGCATTTGGAAATAAAGCTTTCACTAAAAGCGAAGACCCTGGTTTCAGATAAATCATCGGCATTGTAAATACAGACGAACAAACCCCAGCACTATCGTAGACGTTATTACCTCCTTTCCCTTCGGATAAAGTTTCAAACAAGAACTCATCATCGATAACAAAGCAAGGTGCTGCCGTGGTATCAGATTTAATAAGTTGTGTGAAAATATGCTCTTCTCCTGCACTAGATTCTGCCAACGCTGTCAAGTCACCGAAATAAACACTACTTTGCGCTACACCAATATTTGAAGAACTTGAACTTGCTGAAGTCGCAACACCAGACAAAGTCGACCCACCGGACGAATACCTTGTAATACTATCTTTATAAAAAGCCAATCTTGCTTTAGTTGCCGCTGTACCTGCTGCTGTGCAAGTAAGCTTAATGCGCTTAACTAAAACCGTGTTGGCTTTTGCTGTAGACGATTGCAGAGCTACGGAAGGGACGTCGATAATCAAACTTGCTTCAGTTGTTGCTATAGCTGTGGGGTCTGCGTTTAGAGCGACGCCAGTGCCTACGACGGGGTTATTGAAAGTAAAAGTCGATTTACTTAAAGCATTGCCGTTTGCACCAGTATCACTTTTCGCCGACACTAATAAATTTTCTAATGACATTATGACTCCTCTTTTTCTGTAAAGTATTCATTGAGTAGCCGCTTATACTCATCTTCTGGGGACTCCAGATTGATGTCATGCATTGGGCTTTTACATTTTTTTGAACCAAGAACTGACCATTCTGGATGGAACGGTTTAGTTTGATCCACTAAGCATCTTTTAAAAGCATACCATTGTTTGAACGTTACGTCAGACAAACCTACAGTTTTATTGTGTGAATCCATAAAAGAATACCACTCGCCAAAACTAGGGTTACCGCCTTCGTTTGCTTCCCTGTAAGACCCCAAAAACTCTTCTGGGGTAATTGACGACCCTGTAGCGTTATCTAACGCTACAGAATCTTTTTCGTTTTTCTTAGCCATTAGTACCTTTAGATGATGTCTGTGATTGAAGTAACTTCCACAGTACCAGCATCAGTCCCATGTAAAGCGAAAAGATCCCCACTGTTTAGCTGGGCGTTTGAAAATGGGACTGTATTGCTAACAGCTGCTACTGTTTTAGCTATCTGTACGCCACTCCCACTTGCGTCATAAGCAATTTTTACTGTATCGCCTGAAGTTGCCGAGGTCGTCAAATAACCTGAAACACTGACTCCATCTTGTGTAGGCATCCCCTCAACACCTGTGAAAGCGCAAGCAGCATACGATGTCCCTGGAGTCGCTTGTTCTAACTTAGAAGCTTCAGGAATAAGATAGCTTTTACCGACTTTTGTGAAAGGGACGAATGCTGGTGAACCAGAATTTGTACAAATAACCATACCAAAATAAGAATAGAATTTAGTAGCTGAAGCACCTGGGTGCCCATAAACACTACCGTTAAATCTTAAATCTGCTTTTGCTGGTGCTGTTTGGGAAGGATAAATGGTTACTTTATTTGAGCTATTCAAGCCTAGGTAAAGATACCAAACGTCAGTCGCTAGAGCTACATTGCTTTCCACGCCTGCTGAAGTTAATCCTGCATTTGTGGCTGTTGTGAAAGTGAAAGATTCCGGTGTAGTCGCAAAATAAAATTGCTTACCGATCCAAATTGGAAAAGGATTTGTTAATGAAGCATTCATAGTCACTGTAGCTGAACTTAGGCTTACTGGTGACGGTGTCGCTGTAATATTTTGGAGGAACTCATAAGGGACAACTGAACCTGTCCCGCTATATACTAAACCATTTAAAGTAGGCCCATTCTCTAAGTCTAAATAAGACATTTATTACCTCTATTGTTTGTTGATTGTGCGTCTTTTCTCCGCCTCTAACCGAGTGAGAGGTACATTGAAAGGCTCAAGTGTACAAAAACCAATTCATGTTTTTAATGATGATCAAACGCATTCTTAAAAAATTTGGAATCTAAGAATAAGTGTGTGTAATGTCCAATCGTAGCTGCTGCGATAAAAAGGAGGTAATTACTAATCGTATTAAATATTATATATTCACTAGATAGCTTAGAATTTAGCAGTCCATCAATAGAAATTTGGTAGTCGTAAAATGCGATGATTGACAAAGAAATAAACACAGGGGTTATTTTCCAATGTGTCCACCCTCGATGCTTGTGCAATAACGGGGTGATAGATAATATTGAAAAAACAGCTAACAATTGGTACTGGTCTATACTGTAAAGATATATGAAAGATACTATTGAAAATCTATAGAACCAACGTTGGGGGATAGACGCAGTATCGAAATCAGGAAACAGACTCATAAAAAAACAAACAGCCGCAAGTACAATGGGGTGTGATATTTCCAAAAAAGAAACACCTGTAAATGAAGCCGCAGTAAAGACTATCGCAGAAGAAATACCGCCACCTGTAACATGCCCTTTGAAATTCATACTAAGCAATCATGTAGTTGATATGCCCAGATACTTGGGTAGTAGTGCTTAACGTCAACATGAGGTCTTCGTTCGCAGCGCAAACAATTAAAGCGTCTTGCAATTCACAGCCACCCGCACACATCCCAACTGGAGTCCCTGTAATTAAAGACATAGCCCCAGTCATCGGTGTAGATGCGGAAAGGAATTGTGCGGTAACTGCCCCTGCAGACACTAGTTGATAACTGAAAACGTATATTTTTAATCTTTCTTTTACTAAAGTTGCGTTGCTCGCTAATTTGTCCGCTACCCTAGCTGAAATATCAACTATCGTATTAGTAGTTGAAGCTGTGCTTATCGCAATGGTTTCAGAACAACTTGTGGAATAACTCATAACGCTCTTATTTCAGGTTGCTGGAAATCCCAGTTTAAAGTTGGTTTGCTTTTTTTAATAGTGCTATTTTCGCTACCATATATATGTTGCATCCCATAAATCAAGGCTTTTCCAGGATGTGAATCGGGGCCATGGCTAACCATCGCTTGGCCATTCGGTTTTATCTTTATTTTAGACCTTCCCTCATGATCTTTTTCGAATTGGTCAATTTCATAACTCCAATTGGACATAGCTTTAATCCCTAGCCTGCACCGTGGATGAAATATGATTTTCCCTGGTATCCGTAAGCACATCGCCATCGTGTCAATCGGCAATTTTTCAGAGTACCTTTGCCCTACAACATTAATTGGCGCACCTGGGTCCACATTGAACATCCTTTTGACTTCTGAAGCGTCCATCTTCAAATATTCACCCCATCCCATTTCGACGGAGTCTTTTGCATTAGCAGTTCGAACATCTGAAATATGATCGCGGAAAATAAAACCGTAGTCATCAGCCGTTTCGTTGATTTCTTTCCTAATATTGATGATATTACCCCTCACCCAGTACTTTTCTTCGAATACAATGAGTGTATTTGGCGTGTATGGATTGTAAATGTGGTCTGAAGGCTTTATTTGGAAAAAGCCATAGTAGGTCATGTCTCTCCCTAGATCAGAGCAAGTATATACGTCATAATTTGGGTCATAATCATAATACGTGTTTCCAGGGTCAGCGACATGAATCCATTTGTCCCTTTTATCGTCTTCATGGTAAGATTTGAAATCTGGGAAGATTCTCCCGATATTTGATTTCGTGTAAGAAATTTCATATTCTTGTGCAAACGTTTCTTCCGTAATTTTTGGATCAGCTCTTTTCTTAGCTTCCCACTTCAAATTCCTCAATGGGTGGTCTTTCCAGTGAAATGATATTTTGTTCACCCCTGGAGTATTCGCCATCCTAGCGAACTCGTTATTTTCCCCTTTCGGCGTAGAAAATATAATTGTACAAGCGGTAAGTTCTGAAGCAGAAGTCAATATTGCAGAGTCTTCTTTTATGTGAGCGAACTCATCTAGCCCAGTAATACTTGCCCGTCCACCCCTTTGTGCCGTACCTTTTGCAATCGCTCCACTTATTGTAGACCCTGTTTCTGGGAATGTGATCAAACCTATCTTGTCGTATTGGGAGCTCTCAACGTAGCCCATACGCATCCATTCAGGCTGCATTCTTAAGTTGATCCTTATCTTTTCAAACAAGGAATCAGGATTTCCACGTTCATCAACATCTTCCTCGTTCTGGCTCATCATAGAAATAGAACGGCCTTTGTGAAATTTACCTAGCCATTCAGAGACTATAACCCAAAGCCATGAAAGCCCACACCCCCTAGTTTTCTCTACAATTCCTGTCTCACCATTAACATAACACCAAAGTATCCAAGTGATTATTTCATCTTGTTTCGGGAATGTGGTGAAGGGGACGTAAGGATTTTCTTTGGCCGGAAGGTCGAGCCTGTAAGTCCAACAAAAAGTATTGAAATAAAATAAAATATTTCTTCTACAGAATTCAATTACTGACTGGCGATAAGCTGTACTTGCTAGGCATTTGCTATAGATTAATGCCCTATATTTTAGGTTGTTGCTTAGGCCTATTTTGTAAAGCGAAGTTTTCTTGTCATACGTTTTATTCCCTTTTTCATCGAGGATAAAATCATATGATGGGTAATCTATTTCTACTGGTGATCCCTCTAAACAAAGAAGGTTTTTTTCTCCTAATTTATACAAGCTTCCCCGTAACAGCTATTAATAGTTCTACTTTTGACTCTAACTCGCAAATCCTAGTTTCATGATTAACATTAACCCTGCAAAGGGCTTTAACCGTTTCTTTCAATATAATATTAATCGCAGGTGTTGAATTAGCCTCTTCTATCCAATCCCATTCTGACATTGTCGATTGTCGCTCTAGTTCTTTATCTAAGTTTTCTACAAACTCACCACTTCTACTTGGTTCCCCCATTGATCTTCCGTTTAAGTCGTTCTATTTCTTTTTCTAAAGCTTTATACACTTCATCACGTTTAAATATTTCAGCCGCTTTTCTTGATATTACAACTTTCTGACGGGTTGGTATTGACATTAGATCTTTACAGAAATTAACAAAATATTCAGTTGGGTGTACATATTCAACAGACGGCAAACTCAAATCATCTATACTAACCCCATCCTCACTGTTTAATAAAGTTGGAATGTTTTTCCCATCATCTATAATATAACTTCTAGGGAATTCGTCATCTGGGACTATTGCGTATTCTATATGTTTTATTATTATCATGTTTTTCCTTTTATGTTATTGGTGCACAAGCTCCTCAAGTCACGGCAACTGAATAATCCCGTATTCTAAACGTGCAAGAGGGGGTTGTGCTTGTGTTCGTTAAATTTTGTGCATTAGCCAAGGACTCGAACCTTGGAACCACAATCTGCGGCCTTGTGTGGGTTTCACCGCGTCGACACAGCTTCATCTTATGTCCGCCTCCCAGCGTCTACCGTTCCGCCACTAATGCATATTGTTTAATCTCCGTTTAAATAAGGGCTTCTCTTAATTTATAAGCCCCCATGCCTACCCCTAGATGTAATATCTTATGACACGGTGAACAAAGCCAAATTATATCTAATGGTTTTGAATAATCTTTATGGTGCCCCTCTATCTGGTTGTGAGTTTCCAAACAATGCTCGCACTTTAAAGGTTTTAACAATCTACCATCTCTTACTGCGTTATTAACTTTATTATGAGCTTTATACTTCTCCTTGTTTTTAACCCTGTATTCTTTTGAATTTTCCTTATTCAAGAACACTCTATGTTCTAATTTAGACCTGCCTCTATCGTATGCTCTTATTTTATCTAAGTTTAATTCCCGATGTGCTTTAACTCTAATTTTAACGCATTCAATACATTTATTCAAATGCCCGTCAGGCATAGATTTGTGTTTATAATATAAAACGAGTTCCTTGTTAGACCTACATTGCCTACATACTTTCATTTAAACCTCCTTAACTAGCAGAAACTAAAAAGGTATTCGGGGTCATGATATATGTCAATTTTAAAAAGGTATATCCGATTCATCTTCAATAAAATCTTTATCTATAGATGAAGCGTTCGTTTTATCCACTTCCGTATTAGGCTTTTTAAATGATGCTTGTGGGGCACCTCCAGGGTTATCGCCTTTTTTATCTAAGAATTGGATATTCAAAGCTCTAATCTGCGTGGTATATCTTTTATTCCCGTCTTTATCTGTCCAATCGTTTGTTTTGATACTTCCTTCAATATAAACGTTACTGCCTTTGGATAAGTAATTCTCTGCTAAGTCTGCAAGTTTATCCCAAGCTTCTATCTTATGCCATTCGGTAGTTTCTTTCCATGCACCGTCTTGACCCTTAAATTTTTCACTTGTTGCCATTGTGAAATTTGCTACTGACTTTCCTGTTTGTGTTGTGTTTTTTACTGGGTTAGCCCCTAATCTACCCATCAACATTACTTTATTTAGTGACGCCATTAATAAGTCCTCTTAGTTGTTATTGTAATTTCAAAATTTACAGTTAAAAGTGTTTTGCGGATCGCTGTAGTCCATGTTTTTAATCCTTAAGTCGGCTCCGACCCTAGCTAGGAATCAACCGATTAGACTTAAAGCTTTTAATTAGGGTCTGGTTCCTGTGTTTAATAATAACTAAATACAAACTGGCAGCTAAAATGTACCATGTAAATAAAAAAGGTAACTAAACAGGGACTAATTATGGGAAGACTGGTTTTACTAGGGTTGACAGGGATTTTTATGCTCGGGTGCTCTGATAACGTAGTTAAAGTGAAGAGTGTGAAACCTAGATTAAATATAATTCAGAAAACAGCTTGTGTGATGAGATTGAGGACAATTGATTGCCAGAACTGGCTTGAAAACGGGGATTGATAACCCCCAGGCAGAACATGAATTGAAAACTACCTAGGGATAACTGTATTACTACAGTAATATGCAAGTTAGGCTTTTATTTTAAGGAATGCAACGATAGTTTAGGTCTTTGAATTTATCGTTCATTTCTTCTCCAAATCAGATATTGTTTTATGATATACTTGGTTGTTGGGAGTGTCTTCTTTACACTCTTCTATTGATAGACCAGTTAGCCCCCCGAAAATATTTTCCGCTTGAAAACACAAAGCCCCCAATCTGTTTGTATCCAGGTAGGCGTAAATTTCACTTACCACGGTTTTACCTTCATTATTAATATACTCGTATTTCTTTGTTAATTTGAATTTGGTTGTCATTTCTTCCTCATAGATTTAAGTTTATCGATACAATATTTCTGTAGTTCTTCGCAGAATTTTGTATATGCCGGATCTTTTAATTTGAAAGTTGTTATTTTCTTAGGGCTTTCTTTCTTTTTCATCTTCGTGTGTATTCCCAGTTACTTTAAGCCGCCATGTTGTAATGTGAGCTTGTGTATTAGCAAACTTACTTATTATGACAAACCTACCTTGGTCAAAGGAGACTACCCACTCTTCATCTAATAAGTCATTCTCATAAATCTCGACCCCGCTAGTGTCTTTAACACCTGTGTATTGATCTTTTGCAATAACAAGATAATCTTTTAGAAATGGGCTATCACATATGTAATCGAAAGGATCCCCGTTTTCAACTTCTTCAAGTGTGAAGCATTTCCCAGTGAGTTTATTGTTTTTACTGTCTTTGTAGACGTACCTGAATTTAATATCTCTCATTATTCTTCCTCAAATTCTAATACTTCTCGTTTTATTGATTCTAATAATTCTATTTCTGTGTTTGCCCCTTTTATTTCCTTTGAATACTTCTCAATGTCGCTATAATAAGGTTCTCTTACTGCGACTTTTAACCTGTTAAAGCAAATATCTCTATAATCTTCTTTTATATCTAAGAACTTTTCTAATATCTCTAATATGTCGGTTTTATTCATATTCTTTATCCCATTTATTTAATTGTTTCTGTTGATGATTTTTTCATTCTAATCCTTATTTGTTGAGGTATAACGTAACTATATAGGAGTGTAAGGAGAGTGCAATAGTTAAATTACAATTTAGTTACTTTATTTGATAGGAGGCAAATTAGGAGGTAGTAGAAGAGGCCATCGAGTTCTATCTCATGGCCGTCAATGAATCTTAGGACGCAGGTTTCGTCTTCGTCATTTGGTAGAAAGGGGTTTATTAGGAGTCTTAGACTTATTAGGTTATCGGTGTTGATAACTATTTCGCCTGGGAATTCTATTAATGGCTGGTCATTCATTATCAATATCTAAGTTATGCCTCTTTTTTATTAAATCAATAAGCCTTAGCACTGTATTATGATAGCTCTCTATCATTTTAAGGAAAACAAGGCATATCGCTAAAATTAATAAACAAACAATTATATTTTGGTTAAGATTGTTGAATATATAGGTTACTATTTCCATAAGATATATCCTGTTAGGGTTTTGTTATTCAAATCTATCAGTTGATGGTACTCCAAACCTTTCCCTCATCTCCATTATATGTGGTTCTCGTTCATTTACTTTTACTACTGCCATCATATCATCGTTAAAGAAAGGTTCTTTGATTGGGATGAAAACCCTGTCGTTTTTATTTAAGCCGCCTGGGACTCTTTGGTAAGAATTAATATGGCCATCCGGTATGCACTCAAACAGTTCTAGTGATCTAAGCTTCTTTTCTAATTCTTTGTGATTCATGTTTTTACCTCAAAATTTATTATAAAATATTATATTATATATAGTTACCGCTTATAGCAAGTTGAATCGTAACTAATTGTAGTGGTGGTAGTATATATAGTTGGGGGGGTGCATAACGACAACTTCATAAAAGTCTCAAATGGGGGTGGGGGGGGGGGTTATATCGTGAGGCCCCGAAAACAAAGGGATCACAAGGATTTAGAAGGGTGTTATGCAATCAAACCTAATAGAATCGGGGGTTCAGCCTGTTATCATGGGTTAAATACTACTACAGCAACAGCGGATTGTTATGCTATCAGCAATACTGATAATGGATAGATAGAGATGCTTCTCTTACTCTCTATGTTTTAACGCAAATCAATCTAACTTTCACCACGTCAGTAATCCATACTCCTCACTGCCTCGAGGATGTAAAGCAGGGCATCAAGGTATGTTCTAGTATCAATACCACAATATTATAAACCTCGCTTCAAATACCATTGTTAATACCGTTTTATCTAAATAATACAATAATAGTTCTGGATAATAAGACTTACCCAGAACTATAATTAGGTAAGTGATTGATATCATTGGAGATTATAAGGATGGATAATAAGAATGGGGATAATAAGAACTATAAATAATGGGGATAATACAAAGTATGAGTTCAAAGCACAAAGCGGTTGCTTTATGACGCGTGTAGTTCTCAGATAGATCTCGTTTACTGATAATCTCTTATAGTTCAAATCTTTTCCCCCAATTCAAATACTCAGCAAATCAAACGAACTATATTTAAAGCTAACGAACTAAATCATCCTACCAAATCCAACACCTAACCATTTTCTCTAAAGCAGTTCAAAGCCTCAATTACTAATAAACTGCAAATATTGAAATGGTCTAAAGAAGTATTCAGCAAGTTTTAAGTTTATATGTTTGTTTGTTTGTGGGTTTTAAGTAGTAAGATGGTCTATGTCTTCGTTCCTCAGTCTATTAAACCTATTTAATTTCTCTGTAAATATTTTATCTCATGTTTCTATGCTGATAAATATCGCTTATTATACTATATATATGCATTAATTATATTAATGCCATATTATACCTTTGAGTTCTTTACATACTATTATCTTTATTCCTCATCCCCTTGTTTTCTTGCCCTCAAGTTTATTCATACGTTTGTTATCATCTAATGTGCAATTAGTGCTTTACAGATGAACAGGATCTGATAAGGTTACGATATAAACAGCAACAAACAACATCATTCAAACAACGGGGCAAAATGACAATGTTAGAGCGAACAGAACAAAGATCAATAAGAAATATTAAAGCTCATTTAAATAGACGACATTTAATTAACAACAATCATAAAACTAGAAGATGTATTAAAACATTACGAGAAACCAGAGCACTACTAAACAACATCTAATCAAATAAAACTATGACTAAAATAAAAGCAAACTTCACTCAAACTTTTACAACTGAATTGCCGATTTATTGTGGTTCAAACGATTATTATAATACATCCAAAGTATTTTTAGCACTTGAAGACGGTAATTACACTTTTGAAACTTGTAATGATAGCAGTTGTTCAAGCACTGAATTTGACGGCACTATCTTAAGTTTTAAAGTTCGAAAAGATTTAACAGCTGATCAACTAACTGATTTTGCAATTCAATTAATTCCTATTTTCCAAGATATTTTAGATCGTTCTGAAGTTTATTACGACGGGTCAAACTTGACAGCAAAAATTGAAGGTTGGGACGAGGAAGGATATTTTGCAATGCACGGAAACATTCAAAACGAAATCTATAAAATTGAAAACGATTACGATTTTTTGACTTACGGTAAATACGAAGTTCGTGAAAATATTGCTAATTATGATACATTAGAAGAATTGGAATCTGCGTATTCTGTATTAAACGCTTACGAGGAAATTGATTTAAAAGAAGAATGGGAAGAATACCAAAAATCATTAGAAGAATAATAATAATCTAATCAAAGGAAATTATGACTAATCTATACGAAATACTAGAAGCAACTTTAGACAATGCAGAAAAAAACGACGTGAAAAACTGGGATGGATCATCGCGTTTTTTCGTTGAATATGCAGACGGAGCAATGGGTTTGAAACTGGACAAAGAGCAAGCTAAGTTAATTTCTAAAACTTATCTTGCTTTTCATGGCATTACAGAAGGTCAAGACGAGGACGAGGATAATTATTATGAAGTAGGTGTTTATTCGGGTTCAAGGTGGGATATTGAAGTTGAAAGATTTTTATCAGGAATAGAATTAAATCAAACAAAGTGCTTTACAGACTAACACTTATAACGTAACTTAATTAATATAAACAACATCAACACTAAACGAGATAAAAATATGACTCCTTCAGATTTGAAATTCAATTACAAAAACGCGGCTAAAAAAACAAATAGTCCAGCTTATTACTTTGAACGTAAAACAATGCAGCACTGGGGTGACACAATGAGAAACTATAAAGTTATAGAGCTTGAAAATCATTACAAACTGATCAGAAAGCGACCGGTTAAAGAGGGGCTTCAAGATCCAGCATATTTTGAAAAGACAACTTTTAGATATGTAACAAGAATTGAATTCAATCAAAATTAATCAACTTAAACGAAACACTAAACGAGATAAAAACATGAAAAATACAACTCTAACAACAGAATTAAAAGCAAACAACTCTTCAAACCTAGTGCTAGGTTGGGTAGAGAATAAGATTGAAGAATACGACGGAACAGAAACCGAAGTATTGAACAAGATAATCAATGACGGTTTTAAAAACTTAAATAGTGGTGATTTTATCGGAATGGTTTCAGCCGAAGAAATCACAAACTACTATTATTTTAATATCCAAAAAATATCAGGGATTGTTTTCGACTATCTCGACGAACTAGGCCTTTCAATGGCTGAATACTTAGACCAAGACGATATTGCGGGAGAATACACCATTGACGACAACCAATGCGACGGATTTTCAAGAATAATGGTTAAAACCGCTCTTGAATGCTGCTTTGGGGATCTTTCTCTTGCAATCGAAGATTTTAACAGAGGTAATTAACATGAAAGAAATACAAAATTTGAAAGATGAAATGGCGCAGCTTGTTAAATTACATTTCTTGAAAGGGAAATGGGAGACTGAAGAAATCGGGAATAAATACTATGAAATCCAAAGGGAAATGAATGCCAAAAGAAATCACAAACCTAAATGAAATTAAAAGGATATTAAACTATTTAAAACCTGAAGTTATTAATAAAATTAGGCTAGACTCAGGATGTGCGAAAAATGAGGACGCTGTAGCGTTTAACGAGTTAAAAGGCCACATAGTTTATATATCTATTTTTAATTTTAAAAGCTTACCACGTCTTAAATTTGATTATTATATATCAGTAAATAATCTTAAAAGAATCACTGGGTGGTGTAAAAATATGAATTTCAAAGAAATAGCAGAGGAAGAGAAAAAGGCGGAACAAATAGAACGCCTCTTAAATGCTAAAACTATAAGTCCAGACAAGAGAAGGCAGCGCGAGAAAATAGCCCACTTAATAAAAATCAGTTCAATGGATATTTACAAAGTTTCCGAAAAGCTACTTTATGACAGGATAAAAAGCTTTTACAGTGTGTTGGGTGCTTCAAGAGAATTACCCAGGGTTAAAGAGGCTTTGCTTGATGCTTTAATCGAAATTGAAGAACTTAAAAACGATTTAAAAGAGGCAAAATGAGAGAGCTTAAAATTATGACCACATGTTTCAACCATTTTGCCGAATTTATCGACACAATAACAAACCCTGGATTGCAAGAATTGGAATCAATCCAAAAACTAGAAAACTGCCAGCAAGCAGAATGCACGACAAGATCAAAAGTTTACTTTGTTAAATCTGCCAACATTATAATCCACGTTCAAGAGCTCAAAGAAATGGGACTAGTTAAAAACGTTGATTACTTTATTTTAGGAAGCGGTGACGAAATGGAAATACATTTAATAAATGGAACTTTAATACTGGACAATAAATCAGGTAAACAGTGTTGTTTATTAGAAATAAAAAACAATAATTATAGGGTTTAATATGTTTATTTTAAAATTAGCGTTTTATTTTAGCCTTACGGCACTTTGCCTTTTTATGTCTCAATTATATTCAGTTGATAAAAGTAAGCTTTCTTATGAACTGGCATTTATTTTATCTATGATAATTCTTAACGTTTTTAACTGCCTTATATCTGCTGAATTTTACTTTAAAGAGGGTGATAATGATTAGCAAAGATTTTATAGAAATAGAAAAACTTTATGCTGAACATAGAAAAATTCTTGAAGAGGTCAGAAAATGTGAGCTAAAAATTGAAGAAATAGCACATCTTAAGGAAATACCTAGGAAAATAGAAAAAATGCATTTGATTGTGAAAGAAGATATTGAAAAACTAGGGTTAAATTCAAAATTGAAGGGGCTAGCAACTTACTTAAATCAAGAAACCGCTGAAATATCCCGTTCTCACACTATGATATTGGTTGAAGAATTAAACAGAATTGAAAAACTAATTAAATAAAAAGGAAATTAAAAACATGAGAAAACCAAGACTAAAAGCAAGGGCACATTTTAGCGAAACTGACCCCGAATATGGGGATCTTTCTTTAAAAGATGATAAGATTGCAAACTTCAGAATTAACTCTGAAAAGTGGTCTTCATTCGTAGCCAAATGTCCATCAATGAAAGCAACACACACAATCAAGCGTTTAATTCTTATTTATATGCAAATGTTGAATGGGCCATACCAAAAAACAAGCTTTCTTTTGAGACGTTGGGTTCTAATTACTAAAGATGATTATGACAAATACATCCCAAAAAAAGCAGAGAAAGAAGTTAACCACGATCCATTTAAGGATTTATGAAATACATAGAAAAAGACGCCAACGGGAAGAAATACTCTGATTATACGAGCTGGGAATATTTCAATAAAATAGAAGCACTTTCAAACTCAAAATTAAAGGAATTTATCAAAGGTCCCGAATATGTCGGACTTGGAATGAAGTCTAAAATTGAGTTCTTGATAGGGCATGCAGTTGAAGATCTCCTTTATCAAAAAGTGTTTAACGATGGACGTTTTGACGCTAAATTCTTTGTTGACCAAAGCGGATATTCAAGACCTTCAAATTGGGAGGAAATATTCGAGTCTAAAAAGAAAGAACAGTTCTTAAAAACTAATAAAGACGGATCAACTAGCAAACATTCAACCAACGATTGGATAAAATTAGCAATTGAAAACTCTGGCAAAATCCCGATCAAGAAAGAGGAATTAGAAATAATTCAAGGTATGGTTGAATCACTACTAAAATTAGACATCAAATTTATCCACGAAGACAAGCAACACGGGGGAATCAAATACGCTGATTTAATAGCGAAATCAATTGTTGAGGAAATAATTGTTTGGGAAGATGACGACGGGCTTTTGAAAAAGTGCATGATCGATTTGATTGTTGATCCTGGAATTGGGGCTTTGTTTTTAACGGACCTTAAAACTTTCAGAGAAAACCCAAAATCATTTGGGAAACAAGCAAACAACCTTAGATATGACATCCAGGCAGTTCATTATCGAGAAGGAGCAAAAGCAAAATATGGGGGGGACGTGACTATTATGCACTTCATCGTTGTTGAGAAAACATTTCCTTTTGTTTCGGGAATTTGCACTTTCAAAGATGAAGAAAATTATGAGAATTCAGAGGAATTTTACGAGTGGGAATGCAAAGATTACAAAGAATGGGAGGACAATGGAAAACCTTTGAAAGGTCAATTAGATCAAATTCAAGACATATTTATTTATAATAATCGAATCAAATAAAAACATGGAAGAAGATAACGTTAGTACCGAAATACATTTTAAAAAAATTTCTGAAGACTTAGAAGTACGAATTGTAAATTTAGTTAGAGAAAGCTTAGAAAATATAGTTGCTGAATATATCCCTCATGTTGAGGACGATAAAATCCAAAACGTGGGGTATCGCCTTAACGACGTTTTAAGAAAACTTTGCATTGGTGATTATAGAACACTTGAAGACAACGAAGGTTTTTTGATTGTTAGAGTTAACGATGGCGTAGATATACGAGTTATGGCTGAGAAATGGAAATCTGCGGCCAAACATTTATTGACATTCAACAGAAATGAAATTGAAAACGTTAGAATTAAAGAATTAGAGTTACAAGTTGAACGATTAAAAGGTTACCTCTCAAAAATCCCTTTTTAAACGAGATTAAAAACATGAATTTAATTAAACAACTAAACGAACTCATAAAAAAGAATGAAGAAGTAGAAGAGGGTTACTATAACGGATATCTAAACGATAAAGACGTAAACCCAACTTTAGAATCTATCAATAATAGAATAAACTCTTTAGCTAAAATACTAATTAAAACAATAAATACCCCTGATAATAGGTAAAAACATGACAAACGAAATTCAAAAAGTAGACGAACAACAAAAATCAATCTTTGATCCAGCTGCATTTACTCACATGATGACAATTGCGGAACATTTTGCAGCATCAAAACTAGTTCCTGAGAATTTCCAACGCTCCCCTAGTGACTGCTTGATAGCAATTCAATATGCAGCTGAATTAAGAATTAATCCTCTTCAGTTCATGCAAAACAGTTACATAGTCCACGGAAAACCAGGGATTGAGGCGAAACTAGCAATAGCTTTAGCTAATAACTCCGGCCTGATTGATGGTGTAATACAATATGAATTAACTGGAGAAGCTAGAAATAGAAGTTGTAAAGCTTACGCAAAAATGAAGAATGGAGACATTATTTCGAGTGTTGTTGATATGGATATTGTTAGGTCTGAAAAATGGGACTCAAAACCAGGCTCAAAGTGGAAAACTATGCCTGACCTCATGTTACAATACAGATCTGCCGTTTTCTTGATTAGGACTCATTTCCCACAAGTCATAATTGGTTTGCAGAGCAAAGAAGAGTTGCAAGACACTTATGGTAAATCTGAAAAGAATATAACTAGAGAAGTTCAAACTTTAGACTTAAAGTCAGTTAAAAAACCAGAAATAAAAATAATTGAGGAAGCGGTTAAAGAGGAAATTGAAGAATCAGAACCTGAATTAACTTCAAATCAAATTATTACATCGTTATTCAAACAGTTATCAAGTGAGCAACAAGAAGGTGTGAAACTCACTCAAAAATCAGTAAAAGATATGAACGACGAAGAGAAAAAAGAAATGATTGATTATTTAAACCAAGTTATCGCTGGAGAATAATGAAAACCTTTTCGCAAAAATGCGGAAAGAGTTCTTAAAAAATCAACCTTATCAATATTCTGTTACATTTAATTATTGACTTATAATATTAAACTGTTACATTTAATTCAACTTAAACAAACAAATAACTAGAGAGAGAGAAAATGAATGAAACAGGGGCATTTTTCAACGATCCTAAAATAAAAGAAAAATACGTCAAACGCTTGAAAGAACATCAAAAATTAGATGAAATAATCCAAGGGGATTATTGGGAAAACGGGAAGGGGTGCGCGGTTGGGTGTACAATACACGGGGATTCTCATCAAGATTATGAAGACGAACTTAATATTTCAATATCGATTGCAAGATTAGAAGACGGAATATTCGAAGGGCTTCCGGCGAAAGAAGCGAGGTTATTCCCTTTGAGATTTATTGAATCGATCAGGGAAGGCGCTGATTTATCTTTAGTTATTTATAAATTCAATCATTGGCTACTAGTAGATGAAAAATATGGTGTTATTAATCACGCGAAAACCGAGGAAACAAAAAATTCTATAACAGCAGTTTCTAGATTATTGAAAGATAAAATAAAAGGTACCCAAATTAATAAAAAACAATGGCTGGCTGCTACTGCTGATTATGCTTTTGCTGCTGCTGCTTCTGCTGCTTATGCTGCTTATGATCATGCTTCTGCTTCTGATTATGCTGCTGCTTCTGCTGCTGCTTCTGCTGCTTCTGCTGCTTCTGCTGCTTCTATTGATTCTGATTCTGATTATGCTTCTGCTTCTGCTTATGATTATGCTTCTGCTTATGATTATGTTTCTGCTTATGATTATGTTTCTGCTTCTGATTGTTCTGCTGCTTCTGCTGCTTATGCTGCTTCTGCTTCTGCTTCTGATTCTGATTCTGCTTATGTTTATGCTAAAGAAGAAGCTTACATCAAACAAGCAGAAAAACTAATCGAAATTCTTAAAGATTCTCAATAAAAATATATACCCAACAATATTTCCAATTTTGAACTATCGCAATAAAAACATTTAACACTACTCAATCAACTTACAAAGAAAATTAATATGAAACAACTAACTAAAGAAGAGCTATCAGAAATACTTAAACAACATAAGATTTGGTTAGAATCGGACCATAAGTTGGGGAGTAAGGCTAATTTATCAGGAGCTTATTTATCAGGAGCTAATTTATATAAGACTGATTTAGAAGAGGCTAATTTATCTGGAGCTAGTTTATCTGGCGCTGATTTAGAAGGAGCTAATTTATCGGGAGCTAATTTATCGGGAGCTAATTTATCAGGAGCTAATTTATTTAGGACCAATTTATATGGAGCTAAATTGTATACGGCTAATTTATCTGGAGCTAGTTTATCTGGCGCTGATTTAGAAGGAGCTAATTTATCGGGAGCTAATTTATCGGGAGTTAATTTATCAAGAGCTAATTTATTTAGGACCAGTTTATATGGAGTTAATTTATCTGGAGCCAATTTGAGTGACGCCAATTTATATGGAGCTAAAGGCATCACCATTTTTCAACATGAACAGCATCTAGCTGTAGCGTTCAAGAATAATAAATACATCAAAATCGGCTGTAAATCGTACAAGACGATAAATTGGGTGAAGAATTTTGAGAAAATAGGGGAGGACGAGGATTACTTAAACTCTCAAATAAAAATGTATGGGCAATTCATAAATATGATTAACGAACAACAATCAACTTAAACGAAAACATTATGTAAATTTCAACAATAAAAACTGATATGTACGGTACAAATATTCAAACTAATTCAAAAGGAAATAAAATAAATGAGTAAAAAACCAGTAGGGCGACCAAAAGTTGACGGTCCACCAAAATCTAAAAACATTCGGGTTTCTTACTTAATAATGGAAGAGCTCGAAAAAATAGGAGATCCTCGAAAATTAATCGAGGAAGCTTGCCTTAAGTTTTACAAAATAAAAACAATCAAATGAGGGAGGTATAAAATGTTAGAAAGCGGAATAATTCAGGGGATACAAAGAGGTATAAACAACATGATTTCATGCGGAGAATCAGGAGGCCCAACTATAAATTTGATATTCAAGAAGCTGAAAAGCTCAAAAATGAGCACTTCAAAGTTGGTTAACTTATTTGAAACAGTCCGAGATAATCTCCATATAATGTCAGTTACTGAAATTAAATATTTAATATCTATCTTAGCTAAAGACGATAATTACTCTATCATGCAAATAACTAAAAGTTTGATTGAAGATCTTAAACGTCACGTTAGCAAGAGAGAAAACAATCAGCTTAGAAAAGGTTTATGAGTAACAAACAAAAATTAGAGTTCTTCGAAAAAAGAATCAAACAAGAGATAAAGGCAGCTTTTATTAAAAAAGAAAACAAACTTTATTATGACGAAAAGTTTAATACTCAACTTTTTATACAAAAAACCTTCAATGATGAATTTGGAGAAGTAGACGAACATGTATTCTTTCGGACAATAAAATACTGGCAAACCCTTTTCAATTAAACAATAGAAAATTATGGCTGATCAGAAATATAAAAACATAGAAGAATTTTATGAAAAATCGAGATGGTCTTTTAAGTGGTCTAAAAAAGAAAGCAACTATGATATTTTTTCAATCATAATTGAAAACAAGTATAAAGATAAAAGTTTTCAAGGAAAAACATTCACTGAGTGTGAGTTTAAAATTTTAAAATGGGGGAATGACAACCCGTGTCAAAACTAAGCGAGAAAAAACATAATTAATTAAAAATACAGTAAAAACCATGATTAAATTTAAAGATTTTGAAATATTATTTAAAAAAGCTGAGCGATCGGACAGATTAATTGAACTCTTAAAAGATGAAAAAAGGCTGTTAACTAAAGCAATGGAAGAAATAAGATATCAGATATCCAAAAATCCATACGGCGATTTAAGTACGCAAAACCGTAGAATGGAATCTTTTCATGACGCATACAACAAAAGAGAATATGTCTTTGATCTCCAGAAAAAATTAAGCGAAATACTAGAAGACCTACCTTCCTATAAAGAAAGTTAAACCAGGTTAAAGATGAAAAATAACACATGGCCTGATGGAAAAAAAAGGGCGCTAAGTCAAGAATCACACAAAAAATGGAATAGTGCAAATTATCCCGGAACGTTGCAGATCTGTGAAATATGCGATGAACCGACTGGAAGGTGTGAAGAAGACACTATCGAAAATCATGAGGGGGTTGTTTGCTGTGAAGGATGTTTTGAAGAAACAAATATTGATGAAGCAGGAGATTAAAACCTCCTATTTTTTTGCTTTACATAGTAAAGTAATTTTACTATTAGTACTTAAATTGTAACTTTTATAAAGAGGAATAAGTGATTAATTCAATACCTTTGCATTACAATAAAAATGATGGGCTTTCTTGGTCCGAACGAGTCCTTTTAGGGTTCATAAAAACAGTTGAGAAAAAGAACGGAGTTTTTGATTTAACAAACGAAAAGATTTCAGAAGAGATTTTCTACTCAAAGCCTACAATCCAACTAGGGATAAATAAGCTTGTTAAAATCGGATTGGTCAAAAAAACAGAATGCTCAACTATGAGAAGAGTCTTGAAAGCTAAGAGGGGGAAATGAAAGTATCTAAATTAAAACAAAAATGGGCTATAGAACTAAGAAAGCAAAAATCTATTAGATTAGAGTTGTTTATAACAGAATGCTCAGCAAAAGAAATAGAAACAAAAACTGAAATTATAAAAATAATAGAACAGTTTATTGAGGACTTGAGGACTTAATGAATAGAGGATTTAAAGGCGTATGGATGCCGAGAGATGTTTATCTTGATAGGAGATTAACCGAAAAAGAAAAATTTTTATTAGTAGAAATTGATCAACTAGATAATGAAGAGGGATGCTTTGCTGGGAACGAACATTTTGCCGAATTCCTAAACGTGACAGTCAGAAGAGTTCAGCAAATGCTAAGTAAATTGAGAGAGTACAACTATATTGTTGAATTTAGTTTAGTAGTCAACAGAAAAAGAATAATTATTTCTAAATTACTTGAAGTTTGCGCTGAGAATTCAAAAGAAGACCTGC